TTAATTGTCTCCAGTGGCTTTATCCCCTGCCGAATCCACAGCTCCCTTGAACAGCGCCAATGCCTGTTTTACAAAACCCGGTACAGGTGCCCCCATTTTGCCAGCGTTTTCGATTATACTTCCAAGCTCTGTAAGTATGTACCAGGTCATAGTCAGCGGACACAGCATAACCGTATATTTGAAAGGGAAATCCACATTCGGTATATTATTTATAATCATTCCTAAAATGGAATCGAATATTGCAGTCACCAGAACGGCAATAATGCAGCCTGTCTTATGCCACAAGCCTTCTCTTGCAATTTTGGATTCCCAGTTGCCGCATTTAAAGGCTGCCATAAATCCTGTCAGCAAATCACCTGTCATACTGGCTATAAATATTACAACCAGCCAGCCGAACCAGCCAAATCCGGCCGTAATTGCCGTAAATACAGCCGTCAGTGAAATTTTAGCGGCATTTATATCATTCTCCATAAAGCTATCCTCCGTAACTTTTTTCTATTTCTATGATAAAGGCTTCAAAACCCGGATCATTTCCTCTTTTTCAGCCAGAATTCATATGGGTGTCGGCCTTTTCAACAACTATTTTAAATGCTTCCTTGATGGCCGATAGTCTTTTAATTTTAGACTTAATCAATGTAATAAAACTTTTTTCTTCTGCTATTTTTGTCTTTTCTCCAATATATATGGGCACCGGGACAGGCCTTGTTTTTAAACCAGCAATGGTACGAAAGTGCTGTGACAAATGGCACTATATTGAACTTCCTGCATAACAGACTGCCTTCCGATGAAACCGCTGACATACTTTGTCAGCTGAAAATGGTTATTTTTGCATCCCTATGCCCTTGATACTGTTCGGTGCTGCTGGATATATTTAAGCTTTTTAGCTTCCCTAACGCTCAGACCTTTAGTTTTTAGGTTTTTCCGGCACTGCGGTATGAATTTCCACCTTTATTGTTTCCTGCTCGCGTTAACCCATAAACCAAGAAAAGGACTACCCGTGGGAAGGGTAGTCCTTTTCTTGGGGGGTGATGAATGAATTGATGTAACGCAGTGTTGGCCTTATCCAGTTATTTCCAACCTTTGTTCAGTAGTAATCCAGGATTTACTTACAGCAATGTCCAACTGCTCTGCTGTCAGCTTTTCCGCATGGTATAAGTAGTTTAAGCGCTCAAACATTTTTTTACATCCCTAGACTTGGTTAAAATTAACTGGTCGATCTGCTGCTGCATATTGAGATTGTCGATAATCAACTGGTCAACCAGTTCCTGCAGCTTTTGAGTTTCAAGCTTCGGTAAATCCTCATATAATAGGGTATATGTTCTTCATCATTTATATCAATACTTTTAAGTATTTTATTTCAACCCACATGAATGGAGCCTCTACAGACTCCATTGGTGAACTGCCTTGCATTTAGCTTAATATAAAGCCTGTATTATCATAAATTACTAACATTTGCGATATAAAAAATGTTCTCCTTCCATTTTATTTATTCTATAGCTAACCATGTACACGTAGAACCTCCAAGAAACGGTAAAGTAAATCCAGTTGTCGATACTAATGCTGGTGATACATCCGCTTTAATATTATGTTGAGTCCAAGTCGACATATACTTATTTACTTGAAACAATTTTACTGAACGTGGATACAAGTTATTCGCCGCTCTTTCATCATATAATGAGTAATACTGATATACGCCATCAGAATAACATAAAAGAATAAGAGTTGGTTTAAATGTTAAACCAGATACTATAACTTGATTAAAATAATTATAATTTGTGCCATCTACATACGCAAAATTATAGCTTCCTGCGACCGAATCCGCGCTACCTGTAGCAAACCTTTTACCTGTAAATGATCCAGCCAAACCAAATATATTTTTACCACTCACTATGTTCGAAGGAATAAAATTAGGGTCATTCATGATAATTGGTCCATATCCGTTCCCATTAACTTCACTTTTATAATAACCTTCTTGTGGCCTCACGCAAAGTGCTCCCCCGCCATCCGCTTTCCAACTTGAAGCAGGGGTATAAGCTCCGCCATTAGTTGCAAATGTTCTATTTGACATTTCTCCAACTAGGCGATTACCTCCACTATAATAAACCTTTCCTTGAAGTCCATCCCATATAGTAGCTGTAGCATCACTAGTTAAAGATTGTAAACTACTATCCCACCAATTATATTTCAAATATGATCTATAAGATGATGGCGCTGTTGTGCCTTCAATAAGCATGATAGAATCAAAATATGCTCCACCCTCTGCTTCGTTTCGTATAACCACCGCAATCTCTGTATTACTACCAGAGTTAAAAGTACCAACGCCTTGAAAAATTTGGGTAGTTCTTGCTGAATTAAATATCCGCATAGTTATAGTAGCAGTAACACTATATAAATTACCGCTAATATAATAATTTGTATTAGGCTTTACTTTAATTATTTGATACACGTTAGCCATAATAGTACTTTGTAATCTGAATCTCCCACTTTCCACAGATAAAGCAGCTGCGGCAATAGGAGTCCAATATTTAGTACCGTCTTCACAATTACCATTCCTAACCATATTTGTATAGGAACTTACCATTACATCAACTTCTTCTTTTGTTGGTTCATTACCAACACCAAATGAGTCAGTTAAATCAAATGCCATTACTTCCATTACTTCCATTACTTTCCCATTAGCTGTAGCAATATCTACATAATTTTGTCTAACAAATATAGTGCGATCTAATTCTGTAGTTAAAGTAGCTATACCACTTATAGTATAAATTACCCCATTAGTAGGAGTAGAAATAACAGCTGCTGGTACAGTAGAAGTTGTATTATCGCTAACAGATATTTGTATCGATTGACAAACAGCATTAGTTACTTTTACTTTAACTATTACATATATCTTCTTGCCTACACCACCTTTAACAATAGTACTAAGGGGATAAATTTGAGAAAAATAATTAACATTACCATTAGTTAAAGTTGCTATATTATTGGATATAACAAGATTCCCATTATATGTTGTCCAACCACCATCATAAATCGTAAAATTACCATTCTTAATCAAATTAGGTAACTTAGGTATATCACCTCCTTCACCCTGTAATTGAAAATTTGCTCCATCATACTTTAAAGAATATATTCTTCCATAAAGGAGTTTCCCTGCTTGAATTTGATATCCTTTTGAATCAATTATGGGTTTTGCACCTATCCCATTTACATTTAATGTTGATGGACCTGTATTTGCTGCATGTATTTTTAATACTATACCTAAACCTTCACCAAATGTGGCTGGAGCAGGATTTAAGGTCGCAAGGTATGTATTGGCTACTCCTGTTGATATTGCATACCCCGGTTGCCTCACATAATCCGACAAATGCGAACTTAAATCAGAGCTTACAGAAGAAATCTTTTGATCAGTATTTTGGTTATCCTCATTCAATCTCTCCAGTTCCTGGTCTATAATGTCCATATTCCCATTTTGATCTTCGACATTATAGAAATCCTCAGGTGAAGGTTTCTTCAAATTATAATTACTTGTATTTTTCGCCATTTATTTTAGCACCTCACTTCTTAATTGTTCATGTGTATATGCCGCCAATTGCGCATTTGTATACCCGGAAAGTATTGTATGTGTGTTATACAGCAGGCTTAAATCAATGATTATATTGGCGGGCACTGTTCTTTCCAGCAGGCTGTTTACCTCATCAAATTTACCCTTTTCGGCCAGTGCTACTCTTACCACCAAAGTGTATTCATCATTCCTCAGTTCCACCGAATAGCCCGACTCTCCGCAAAGGGCATCCAGCTGGCTTTCAAGTGTTCTCCTGGTATATGGCAGCTTTTCATTGAGTCTGGCAAGTATTCTGAACTTCCTGACTTCCAACGATTCAGAGCCTTTTGGGAATATCTTCAGAATGGTTTCCCACCTTTTGATGCCATTTTCTGTAGCATCGGCTACAAACTGGTCACTCAGCACATCTTCAAGTAACCCCCAAATTAAACGGAGTTCAGGATTTTCAGCGGCGGCAAGCTCTCTGAATTCTCTGAACTCCGTTAGGAAATCCGGAAGATAGTTCAATATATTTATTTCTCTATCCAATAACATCACCCCTCACAGGAATACAATCCTTATCCAACACGAGGTTCTGTTCCAGACCGTTTATCTTTGTGTTTGAGATATCAAGAACACCCGCCACATTAAGGAATCTGGTCTCCAGCTGACTTATCCGGACTATTAAATTTGCACTGTCGGCCCAGTTTTTGCTGAGCTCTTTGAAGTATTCGTCAATTGTTTTTTCCACATAGTCCTTAAGATCATCCCAGATCCAACCGGGATTGTAACTGATATTTGTTTCAATATCGACTGTTTGTACTCCGACACCTTCTACAGTTACAATATGCCCGATCGGAGCTATCCCTGCGCCGTTTCCCCTGTTCTGCACCGGATCGATCCTGGTTTGAATATCTGAAATCAGCTCTTCGGAAGGCTTATTATACTCTGAATTAATGACAATCAGTTTAACGGTGCCTCCCCCGTTCCATACCGGATATACTTTAACTCCCCCCACCCCCTGCAGTTCATTGACTTTTTCCTTATAATCGGTTATGTTTCCGCCAAAAGCCTGAGAATCAAGTGTGGCAAAATATCTTGCCCTGAGTTGTTCCGTTTCCTCTTCATCTTCTCCGGGAATAAGTATTTCAGTCACTTCTGCATAACTCAAACCGTCAATATAATTAATGGGAATTAAAGTTCCGAAATTCCTGTTGCCCTCGGTTCCAGCAGTCTCACACTCAAGTTTGAACTGAGATTCAGCTATTTTTTCAGTCACCTTATAATTCAGGCTGCCTAAAGAAAATCTTGAACCAACAGGGACGTTCATGTTGAATATACCTTTGACGACGGCGTATGATGCTGCTTTGGGAGCTACACCCCGTTCGGCGGCTCTTTTTATCAGATACTCTCTTGAAGCCGTGTCTGCAAATGCTTCGTTCAATATAACATCAGCTTCGATGTACATCTGTACAAGCTCGGCTGCCGCAGGTGCAAGCGCATCAAATATTACCGAACCTTCCCGCTTGTCAATACCATTTGGTATACGGTCCAGCATGCGCTGCAAAATATTTTCATACGTTAAATTTTCATACATCAGTTTCTCACCTCCTTCTCAATTTCAATATCACCTTCGGTTGTTGCAACAGTAAATTTCACTGAAACCTTTCCTTTTCCCGGAGAAAAAGAAAAATCACCTACATCGGTGATTCTGTCGTCCCTGAGCAGGGCGTCTGTTATTTTTCTTTTAATATCCGAATAGACATACGGAACGGGCTGGCCCATTAATTCCACCATTTCCGAGCCGTAGTTCCAGCTGTATATCAGGTAATCGTACCTCTCGGTATTAAGAATCTTATATATGGCCTGTCTCATTGCCTCACTGCCGTCCAGCAGCCCCGATATCCTTTTTTCTTCCAGGTGCATTCTGTAGGTTCTTACAGGCTGCTGCACCGATTCAAAATCAGGCTGCAAATCCTCATCAATAAAAGGAATCATGTATTCACCACCTTATCCAATACTACAAATTTTTGACCGCCCTGCATCTGGAGCATTATTACTTCGTCTCCGGCAACCAGCCCATTGTGAACCCGGAATTTCTTTTTACCCTTATAGGGGTGAACGTGAGAGTTGCTTTCCTCGGTAAAGTGCTCAACAGTCATCTCCAGATCATAGTCCCTGACATTATTGGTAAAAATCAGCTGTGCTTCATTTAAAGTCAGCTTTTGCTCTACAAATATTTTTACAGGTGCGGTGCTCACTACCTTGCCGAACAATACGGACATGGGCTTCGAATCATTTACCGCTCCCATGGCGGCCGATTTAATAAGTTCAACCATATTAGGCAATGAATTCCCCTCCCCTCAAGGTTAAGTCCATAGTGTGCTGATTGCCGTTGAAAGTATGTTTCACCGATTCAACCATCATATAACTCTTCAGGTTTATGTCCCCAAGTGCCAGATCAACGGCAATAATACTGCCCCCTCTGACGCGTATATCTCCAAAAGCCCCTGAAACAGAAAGATTTCGTGTTTTCTGGTTATAGAGGGAAAGCAATGCTTCCGCTTTGGCTTTACCATTGGTTTTTTCGTCTATCGATTCATAATATTGCAGTACACCCCAGGCCTCGACCCTATTGCTGTCCTCAACCAGGTATATGTCACGGGTATTTGCTTTTTCATTGTTATAGGACAGTTTAATTTTGTTATAGGTTTCACCGTCGATTGAAGATGTGTAATCGAAATCCTCTGCTGTATTTTTATTAATGAGCAGCGGAAGCTTCAATGCTTCTATATTCCTCAGTGTCAATTTGCCAAAATCGTCATAGAGGACATACATTTTTTTAGTGTTCTGAAGTGTCAGATCCAGAGCCGTTTGAATCATATCAAACAGGGTCTTGTTATCCTCAAGGCGGCTTTTTATTACATAGGCAGTATTTTCGATTACACCTGTTTTCAGCCGGAAATCCTCTGCAATTTTTTTCACAAGTCCGCCTGCGGTCAGATTTTCATAATTATAGGTATCCTTGTTTTTCAGATACCTTAGCTGGTCGTAGGCTGTGACCTTGATGGTTCCGTCCTTGTTTCTCCTTTTTGTAAAAACATAACCGTAAAAAACATCCTTGTCGTCCACCTGCATGAGCACAAGGTTTCCCTCCTGAAAGCTGATGACATTATCTTTTACAACAGAAAACTCAAGCTTTCCGGGAACACCCTTCCTTGCTGTCTCCCAGGTGATTCCTTCCTCTACAAGGGGGGCATAAAGTGTTTTTCCATTCTGTATGATCAGTTTAGGCAAGCTTTATCACCTGCCCTACTTTGATCATATTTGCATTTTCAATATCATTTAACTTGGCTATTTGAGGATATTTTGAGCCGTCACCCAGGAACCTTTTGCATATTGCCCACAGGGTGTCCCCTTGTTTAACTGTATATGCTGTTACCGCATCCTTCTTTTGGGCAGAATACGGTCTATACTGCTTAAGCCGCACAGGTATTGTCAAATCGAAACCGTTTGCCGCATCTTCAATTATGCTGTATTCTTCCAGAGTTACATCCATATCAACCTTCGTTTCAAATAGCTGAATATTGTCGGGAGTATACCGGTCAATCCTGAAATGGAAAGGGGCCGACCTCTTTTTTAAGTTTTCAAACAAATCCAGATATACACTTGCCTTAATAATTTTTTCCGGATTATCCTCATTGTAGTTGAGAATAAACGGGGCCTTTTTATTATCATAAACGGCAAAAGGATACTTTACCTGCGGTATTAATAATTCAAAGCTGAATTCAGTGAGTCCGGGAGGCTTTATAATATTAATCTCATTCCCGTCAATGAGGTTCAGCGTGCTGTTTTGATTTTTTACCTTCATTTCAATCTTTGACGGGGCAACCGGCATCAAAATGTCATCCATATAAATCGAGTACGCCATTAATAATGCACCCCCTCTGCAGCTACTGTCATTGTCTCATAGATTTTTTGTTCCATATAGGAAACCACACCATCCAAATCCAGATCGGAGTTGACGTTATTGGTTATTCCACCCATACTCACGCTGATTTCAGAGGTTGTAAATTTGTTTATTGCTTCCCGTTCGGCAATGTCTCTCATATAAACCAGGTTTTCTTCGGCTATATCCATGGAGTTTTTCATTGAGCCGGTATTTGCCGCGGTAGCAGCCAGATTTGCAGCGTTTGCTTCATTGGTGGTTCCGCTGTCACTGAATGCAGCTGCGGTATATTTCTTACCAGGATCTTTATCCTTTGCATTTTTTGCAGCTTCATCCCTGAGACTTGCGATTTCCTTTTCTCTTTCAAGTTTATCGGAAGCAGCTTTTAAGGTTCTATCAAATATATCTTTTTGGTGCTGTCGCTCAGTTTCAGCCACCTTCCTTCTCTGATCGACCAGTTCTGCTTCTCTTGCCATTTTTTCAGCATCATTTTTTTCTCTGGCATCCTGTCCGAAAGTTACTTTCTCCAGAGGATCAATATGCACTTTTGGGAGATGATTAAGTGCACCTATTAATATATTTATTAAATCAATACTCCCGTTTACCATATCCTGAAGTATTGTAAGCACCCCGACCTTCATATCACCGAAAAAGTTCTGTATACCCACACTTGCCGATTTTATCCCCAGCATCATATTATTCCATAGATCTATTACCCAGTATACTCCCGCGAAAAATGCTATCTTTACAATGTCCCACGCTGTTATAAGGGCATTGACAACCATCAGCCAGGCGACCTTTATGCCTCCCACAGACTGAATCCAGTAAGCAATCAGCGCAATAACAGCTCCAATAGCCAAAATAATCCAGGTCAGCGGGCAGGCCAAAAAAGCCAGGTTCATTGCCAGCTGGGCAATTGTCACGGCGGCTACGGCACCAGCTATCCCCCAGAAAATCGGTTCAATAACCGACCAGTTATCATATATCCATGTTGCGGCATTGGCCACTGCCTCAAGTAAAGGCCCGAATGCTTTGGTCAGTGTATCATTTATTAAAGTTCCAATCTGGGCAAACGTTGCCGGTATTTGCTGAAACTTATTATTTATGTCATCAGCCGAATTATACATGGCGTTTTTCAGAACATCGTCAGATATTCCGGGACCGGCTGCCAGCTGTTCCTGGGACTGACCCGTATATCTGGTCAAAGCCTGTGCAAGCATTGGAGACTGTTCCATTAATGCATTAAGATCATCTCCCTGTAATTTACCTTTTGCCATAGCTTCACTAACCTTATTTATACTCTGGGCCGCCTCTTCGGCCCCCAACCTACTGAATGCCTTATTCACAAGTTCTGTAAAATAAATAACCTCGTCATTGGTTTTGAAATCATCCTTTGAGGTTTTTGCCAGTTTGGCAACGGTGGAAAGTGTCTCATCAAATCCGCTCCGTGAGCCTTGGGCTGCCGAATATACTCTTTGGCGAAGCTGATCGGATGTCTCACCGTTTTGTGCAATTGATTCCAATTGATAATTCTGACGGGCATATTTATCCGTCTTCTCCATACCGGCCTGGACTGAGGGCCAGAGGTCCGACACCGCGCCTCTCGCCTTCTCCATAAAACCACTGAACTTTTCTGAAAAACCTTGCGGCTTGTTTTTCACCTCAGCGGCTGACGTGGTTTTGTCGGCAGTTTTGATGGCTGTTTCGGAGGCTGACTGCATTTTTTTAAAGCCGTCGACAACGGTATTTATTGATTCAATAACACCTGAAAGTTCTTTTGTTAACTCTTTTACACCATCAGGTTTCATACCCAGGTTTAGCTCAAAGTGCAGATTTTTGGTACGCTGTGACACACTATTTATCGTTTTGTTTACAGTACTGTTAATGGTATTATTAATGGTTTTACTTAATGTATTGTTTATTGTTTTATTTATTGAATTAAGCACATTTGCAGATCCATTTGTTAAACTTAGGGCATTTGCAATTGTTGCCATATCTTTTCTCACCAGCCTTTATACATTAAGGAGGCACCCCTTCGAGTGCCTCCTGTAAAAGTTTATCATTTCCGTTTTGCCTTGTTTCTGCTCATTTCCTTCCTGTCCTTCTCCAGCTTGATCTGTATGGCTGCAATAATAAAAGCCCTCTCTTCTCTTGGAAGGCTCAGAAACTGACCGGGCATCATATGAAATTTATGAAGACAATAGTATGCAATATTGGAGTCGCTATCGCCTTCATTTATCAGTTTTTTGCTTCGTCCACCAGTTCTTCCATTGTAACGTCAAAACCGTTCACTTCCTGGATCTTGGCAAGATACTCGGCATATTCGCCGGGTTTGAGCATGGTTTTAAGCAGGGAATCGGCTCCCATGCAGCCGTAGCTGTTCTGAAGCTCGGCATTATTTAAATTTGGATAAACTGTACACCTGGCGGCAAGCTTGCCGAGATATGCGTTATAATCGGTTTCAGGCGTAAACTGACCTTTTTTTCCCGGGACCTGCACCTTTCGTGTGCATGCCTTTCTTATATCCTCATCCTCTTCGGAGGTAATGCCGCAGATTTCCCACTCAACAGGTTTTCCCGACTCATCGACAAATCTTTTTGACGCAACAAATTTAACATTTTCATTTTCCAAAGCATTCTGTTTTAAAAAAGCACTGAGATTGTTCATTGTTTACTCTCCTTAAGCATTATCTTTTCATTCCCGGAAGCACATCAAAGGATTCCTTTATTTCAAAATCTTCAAAGGTAAAATCCATATCCTCATCCAAATACTCTGCGTCTGCATCAAATTTAGTGAGAATTCCTCCATCCATATTGCAGTCTTTCAATATGACCGTCTGTCTTCCCGCACCTGAACCGGGATCTTCATTGGTTACCTGGATATCAAAATATACATCCTGTCCGGTTTTTTTGTAGTTGGCCAACAACTCTCTGAAAATAGAAGTATTGTAGTGGAAGGTGGCCGAGCCGGTTCCTTTCCAGCCTGTTGCCTTGTTGCCCTTTCCCGTTCTTCCGAGAATAGGCACTTCACTCTTGGTTTTTTCAATACTTGCCTCAAGATTTATTGCCTGCATAAAATTGTATCTTTCATCACCGATAGATATAAAGCATTCTGCCAGCGACGCGCTTATGGCGTCTTTTGCATTCATGGTCTGCATAATTTTAATCCTCCTTTAAAAATTATTGTACAATAGTAGTCATATAGAGCTGTTCCATCGCATTTGTTACTGTTACGGCATCCTGGATCACTACCGCCTTTTTATCGTCTCCCTGGGAGATCACAACATCCTCGGGCTTAAAGCTTTCTATGGCCCTGATCTTCTCAAGCTCCTGATGATGCCTGACGATATCATTCCACAGGGATATTCTTCCGGCCGCATCATTAGGCACATTTCCGCAGTATTTCGTATTGAAAAGGACAGCGATATCGTTTGCAATCTGATCCAGAACTCTGACGGTCTGATTGCGGCTGAAGTCACTATTTTTTTCTTCGGTAAACGACGTATAACTGTTAATATCGGTCAGGACACGTACATTGTCACCAACCCTGTGAAGTATGAATTTACCCCCATTAATAGCAGCCTCAAGCTCACTTTGCTTGAAATCCACATTTACTTTGAACTCTCCGTCATATACCTTGTTGGTATTGCTTCTGTTCACCGTACACCCTGCTGTAACTCCGGTTACCCAGTAAACCAGCGAAGCAGGATTTGCATCCTCCTCCACGTCATTATGCAGGTTGATGACACCTTCGAAATCTCCCGCCGTCCTGTATAGAACAGTCTGGAACTTCACTCCCACATCATTTCTCATCCTCTTTGTAAACTGGACAAACAAACCGGTTATTTCGGCTGAGGTTGACAGGCAGCCAAGAGTATTAAAGGAATAGGCTTCGATTTTGTCCAGGAAGGTCTGGTATTCAGCTCCTGTAACAGCTTCTCCGTTGGTGCCGCCTGTTAAAGGTGTACCGCTGGTCAATGAAATGTCAGCTTCAGAAATAAAATCTACAAAGTCATTGGACTTTAATTCCGTCATAGCCGAAACAGTCTGGGAATCCACTTTTGTTGCTCCCACCAGGGTCTGAACATCGTACATACTGTCATTATCCACATTTTTGGCAATAACTATTTTGATGTCATTTCCTCTTATACCTGAATATTTAGCTGTGGCATATGTACAAGCAGCCTTAACTCCGTTATTCAGTCTGTAGAAATATCCCGTTCTGATATTTTTGAACAAATCTCTCAGACCCTTTAATTTTTCATGTGTGTAGCTGTAGCCAAAGATCTTAAGTGATTCCTTTTGAAAATCTGCGGCTTCAACCTTGAATACGCTGCCCTCAACGCCCCAGTCAAGAATCAGCGGCATGGCTGCGTATCCTCTCTCACTCAATGCTGCCGTGGCTTTGGCAGCACTTACAAAATTAATGTAGCTTCCCGGCAGAACCTTGTTCTGCGTTAAAAATGTTCCTCCTCCAAGTGCCATATTATTTCACCTTTCCTTTCATAAATTTATTTATTAAAATGTCAACCTCTTCAAAGCTGTACAGCCTGTCATCAGCAAGCAGTACCTTGACCAAATCCCTCTGGTGCCGGTATTTTTTGCTTGAAACAAGCTGCTCCTTCGAAAAGGTTGTTGTTTTAACCGTTTCGGTTTTCTTGTTACCTATGCTAAAAGTCATCTTAACCTCCATGTGCCCCTTTTATTCATTCTTAATTCCGCTGCTGATTTCGGCACTTCCCATAGTATCTGCAGCTTCATCCTGCCTGTAGACGTAATAATTGTAATTAACATAAAAGCGCAGAATCCCGTCTGCCGCCTCACAGTTCATTTTAGTTCCCCTGTATAGGTCACCGTCTGCCGTCACATACTCCAGAATTTCATTCAGTCTGTCTATCATGTCATTTATTTCAGCTTTCCTTCTGTCTGTTCCGGGATGATATTCAACAGTAAATTGCTGTTCTCTGAAGCATCTTCTTCCAATCATCTTTTTTTGATTGGAGGTACGCAGAAAAATAAAAAAACAAGGAATATCCAATCCTTGCTCCTGCACTTCCTTGTAGATAGTGAAACCTTCACCCAGTTCTTCACCGAGCTTTGATGCAATTGCATCAATTATTGAATTGACCATAAATAAACCTCCCACTGCTAAATAACTTTCTGCCTTTTCTTCCCCCTTTCCGAATACCTCAATGAACTCACCTCCTTAACAGCCCGCAAGTTTTTATACCGGACATAATTCTTTACGGTACAATCTTACATCATATGGACTGGTATTGTTTGGTATACTTTTGAGAATAATAAAAAATTTGAACAGAAATAATTTCCGCTCAAATCTTAAATATTAATCCGTATAAAATAACATAATCTTTTACGATACTATCTTACATCATATATGCTGGTATTGTCTGGTATACTTTTTATAAACTTATCATGTTTCTTTCTGACTGTTTCCCATGAATAACTCATACACTCGCCGGTCTGTTCCCAGGTCAGTCCGTCTATATACCTGTAAGTCAGGATCTGCCTCACATTACTGTCCTGTATGCCTTCAATGTACTTAAACGCACTGTTTACCTTTTCCATAAGATTCTGTGTCTTCGCCCTTATTTTCTGTGCCATCTGATTTCGTTGTTCCAGGCATTCCTCCGACATTTCTTCACGGCCTATGATGGTAAATGTCCGGGGCAGAAACGGAAATTGTGCCATACTTCCCTTTACTTTATCCGTAACAATGGATTCATTGTCACCATAGCTTAATTCCTGCAGTTTTTGCCTTAATAAATTTATCTCTTTTTTTAAATGGTTTATTTCTGTCAGCTCCTGTTTTATCATAATACTCTCCTTTACTATTCTCAAACGGAGTTGGTTTCTCCATTCAGGAACACAAGACGCATAATACTGTAAATACTTTTTTGTTACCATGGGCCCAGGCATCCCTTTATCATATTTATTATTCATATGCAATCAGCTGCGAAAGATCTATCCTCAAACCGAAAACAATATGCATCCACCGGGTAAGCCTGCATTGCCGCATGTTTTATTTTTGAGCCTGCTGCACATTTAATCAGCAGCTCATTTCATCGGGCCTGATCCAACATATTTAATTGTCGCATTTCGGGAACGTTATAATAATATCATGCCATTTATTGGATGTCAATATGATTTTCTCCAAACGGAAACTTTTTATTTACATTTGGAGACATTATATATATAATAAACTTGTTACGACTTATATAGGAGGTTTTTACAAATGGCAACAACCAACGAACGGATAAAGGAGTTGAGGATTTTATCAGGATATTCAGTTGACGAGTTTGCAAAGCTTCTGGGTGTTCATAGAAGCTCGGTGTACAGGTATGAAGGTGAAAATGAAAAAGAGGCCAGAGATTTACCTATCAGCATCGCAGTTCTCATATCAAACAAATTTAATGTCAGCCTGGATTGGCTGGCTGGAATATCAGGCACCATGTATCTGGAGCAATCTACAAATAAGATGACTGAGATTTATGAATCATTAAATGAGGAAAACAAGAAGGAATTATTCAACTATGCAAAATATTTATTGACAAAACAGGAGCAGCTTGTTTAAACCGTTTATCCAGTAAAAATAAAGCTGCTGCTGCAAAATGAGCCAATTAAAAATCATTGATTTTTCTCATGGTGCACAAGTGGTCTGTAGTATTTAAATATATATTGTCCGGCGGGAAAAATTCTCCCATAACCAGGCGGAGGAGGACGGTATAATCCCTTTATTCCAACTGACGAAAACACAGTCCCGGGGAAAATTAATCTTCGGCAATGTATGAATTCAGATGTTACAGACCAATTGTACTCTTTTCACATGTGTTGTGAAGTCTGTTATTTTGCGGCACTCCATTTATTTTTGCAGTCCTCATGGATAAGTCCTGATGACCCTGTATACTTATTTTTTAATGAATTATTTATGAATTTTATAGACGTTTACAATTAAATCGGTATAATTATAATAACTTTTATTTTTTTACGGAGGCATAACATGATTAAAGGCACTTTTAAGAAACTTATATCAGTGTTAACAATTTGCATTCTTCTTGTGGTTTCATCCGGCTGTTCCGGCAAGGAGGCAAAGGATGTCAGCCGGGAAACCCCGGATTTATCCGGCCATCCTCAAGTGCAGATCGAGATGGAAAGCGGAGACAAGATGGTATTTGAGCTCTATCCCGAATACGCTCCCGAAACAGTAAGTAATTTTGTAAACCTTGTAAATGAGAAGTTTTATGATGGGCTTACCTTTCATCGTATTATTAAAGGTTTTATGATTCAGGGAGGTGATCCCAACGGCAACGGAATGGGAAGTTCAGACAAAAAAATCAAAGGAGAATTCAGTGAAAACGGCTTTACGCAAAATACCCTGAGCCATACCCGGGGAGTTATTTCAATGGCCAGAAGCCAGGATCCGGATTCAGCCTCCTGCCAATTCTTTATAATGCATGATGACCAGGCTGCTCCTCAATTGGACGGAAAATATGCCGCTTTCGGTAAACTGATCAGCGGTGAGGAAACTCTTGATAAGCTGGCAGACACTCCGGTAACTATGGATGAAACAACGGGTGAAGTCTCCCAGCCGGAAGAAAAGGTTGTGATAAAATCCATCACACTTTTAAAATAGTAGAGCTTATATAAATGGTATCGCAAAACAGGCAATTATTACAGTTTGGCGATACCATTCATTTTTTGTCACTATGGCTGCAATTAAAAAATGCTACCAAACATTTGTTTGATAGCACTGGTGCCGAAGACCGGAATCGAACCGGTACGGGGGGTTAA